TGCATTTGGAAATGTTAAATTTCCATTTGTGCCAAATGTCCAGGTATTGCTATTATTAACCACAGTGAGGTTAGCAGGACTATCTGGTAGTTTAACTATCCCGCTGCCGGTATATGCTGCCCAACTCGATGCATTGGGAGAACTAGTTAGTCCTGCATCGTTGAATAATCTAAAAGAGTTAGCACTACGATACTGCACATACCAAGTGCCGTTGGCCTGTGTGGGTGTAGTCACTCCTGTGATTTCAAGTTGTGATCCGTTAACCCACTCTGGGCCAATGGTGCCTGTAATAGTGATAACAGGATTAGTCCAAGGAGACTCAGGAGCGATGTTAGCAATAGTGTAGCGTGTAGCACCTGTAGTCAGGGGTGCTAGAATGTTAGACCTAATTGTATTAAACTTCACACTTGATGTAGTGGATACTGTTTGATCTCCAGTCCAAGCAGTAGTCTGCACAGTTGAGTTTGGGAATGTTAATGAACCATTTGTGCCAAAGGTCCAAGTTTTTATGGTATCACCGTTACTAGATCGAATGTAGGCCCCATCAGTGTCTACCCACATCCAATTGCGATAATCATAGGTCATACCAATATAACTGTCGGTGCCGGTGGCCGCAGCTAAATCGACAGCACCTGTGTCGTAGGCTAAAATACTGCCGCCCCATGGTAACGACAAATTACCATCATTGCCAAATGTCCAATTCTTTGATCCCCCGGGTGCCGTGCCAGAACCATTTGATATAATATTTAGGTTACCTTGTGAAGTAAGTGCAAGACCTCCCGATACTGAACTAACTTCAGCACCTTGTATCTGTAGTTGATCCCCGCCTGTTATAGCAGGAAATAATGTGTAGGGATTAGCACCACCGATTAACACAACTTCGTCCCCACCGTTAGATAATCTATCTGTGCTACCACCAACCTCCGATCCTGCAACAGTGAGTTGACCTGACTGGTTTATTCCTAGAGCGGAACCTCCGATATAAATTGTATTGTTACTAACATACAGACTCTTGAAAGGTTTAGATGAGCTTCCTAAATTGATATCATTTCTTTCTGGAGTAATATCTCCGTGAACTTTTATTTCACCATTGACTGTTACAGGACGATCTATTGTGATATTTGTGCTGTCGTCTGTGCTTAATACACTACCAGTAAATGTAAATGCTCCTAAATTTAAACCATTGTTATCTAGCCCTAGAGCAACATATAATTCTGTAAAGTTTTCGTTGACTTTGTTAAAAGCAGTTCTTAGACTGTCACCAGTTCTATCATTTGCAGTTGCGCCTACGTTAATTGTTTGTTTAGTCATTTATGCGCCCCTTATACTAATGCAGCTACTCTTGCTTTGAAGTCAGCGAAATCGACACTGGCTGCTACCAACGATTTAAAATCGTTTAACAGTATGATTTTACTGCCCCTAACTAGTAGTGTATTGTTAACTGTTAGATCATTTTCCATCAACACATCTGAGTTAAATGTTGTCTGAACATCTACGGTCAAACCAGAAGAGTCAGTTGTTGAAATAGTGCTGTTTATAAATTCTAATGTTGATGTGTAAAATATTTCGCTAGTTGATGCATTGTATACTAATGGTCTAGCAGATGACGTAGTTGATCTAACCGGATTAACATAAAATCCTGCACCAGTTGAATTCAGTGCTGCACCGCTGGCATTTATAACTATGCTGCCGCCTACTTGATTATTACCTGTGGCTGATCTACCTATGGCGATAGCATTAGCACCTTGACTATCACCAGCGGAAAACGCACCTATGGCTATCGCACTGGCACCTTGATTTGTAATTCCTGCATTTTGACCAATAGCGATAGCATTGATTCCTTGTGCAGAGGCAGCTGCCGTTTCACCTATAGCTATACCATTATCACCTTGATTACTATTAGCTGCGGCCTGACCGATAGCAATACCTCTTACACCTTGGTTCTGTAATCCTGCTTGGAATCCTACAGCCAACGCTCTATTACCTTGTGTATATTGCCCAGCCATTTCTCCTATGGCTATGGCATTTATGCCAGCACCTCCAGCATCTAAGCCTAATACAATTTTTGTTTCCGAAGTTCTAAGTGTTGATGTATAAACCGGTGCTATAATTCTACCCATAACTCCGTCAACTAACAGAGCACTATCGTCACCGAACACAGAACCTAAAATATCTATTCTTTGATTTAGGGCAATATTAATAGTATCTGTAGAAGGATCTTTGGTAGTGGTTAATCCATAACCGGTATTGATATACAGGGTATCGGATGTGCTGTCTGCTACGATCGGATTTAAATTATCACCATTGATCACATAGTTTCTAAATGTAACCTGTGCCGGAGCAGAGTTTGAAATAGTTGCAATACCTGTAGATACATCAGTCGATACAGTGATACCGAAACCTTGTTGAACTTGTAAAACACCTGTGTTAGTGATCATCACAGCACCGTTAGCGGCACTGACTGTGATTCCAGATCCTGCGGTTAGTCCGCTAGGTAATGTTGTTGTATTTGATAAACTTGTAACACCTGTATTAGTTACTGTGATATTTCCTGTAGCTGCGCTCACTGAGATTGCAGTGCCGCCAATTAAACCAGTTACACCTGCATTATTAATTGTAATTCTCTCTGCAGATGAATCAACCACTAACTGCATAGCAGCTCCGGCTGCGAGATTTAATGTATCACTAAATTCGTTGGCTTCGACAACGTTGAAATCATCTACAGACACACGTTTGAAAAATGTTTTCTCTGGATCAATGATCAAATTACCAGCAACAGTTGAACCACTTGGAAGATCCACACTTGTATCAATTCCTTTGATATGTGCTGATCCTAACCAAAGTCCATTCATTGTGTCTGTTAGGTTGTCTCGATAACTGTCAACGTGTAAGCGTTTCCAAGGCTTAATGATATCACCTAATCTAATAGAATTTGATGTAGCAGGGATAACATTGTTATCAAACTGTTCAAAATCAATTAAAGATCCACCGCCACCTATTGACGCTGCTAATGTTTCAAAATTAGCATTTATTTTTGTAAATGCGTCATTAACGTTACTCCATAGTAACGGTGGTGAGCCTGATGTTATCTGTTCTAATGGCATTATGTTCTCCCTACCGCAATTTCAATTGTTCCGATATGATCTGAATCGTAGTTTTGTAGTGCTTTACCTACTACTGTTCCTACTTTCACATCGCCTACAGCGGCTATGGCTACACCGGCTATGGACGAAGTAATTAATAAATCACCTTTCTTAATTTTTCCAGCTACGCGACATGGAACACGACCTTGTAGTGCAACCAAGTTTTTAAATCCTGGACATGCATCATACATTACAAATGCTGCGGTATTCGATACAACACCTGCTACTCGTGTGTCGCCTTTAATATTACTTGTAGTAACTTCTTTGTCTCCGCCGAATACAAGAACTGTGCCTACATCGTATTCTTTATCGCCTTCGTAATATTCTGCCAAGTCAGCGGAATATGTTGCCTGTAATCTCGATTCATTTGGCGAAGTTCCAGTTAGTGTCCAACGTCCTGTGATAGTTCCTGAAGTGGTATTACCACCAGTAGTCAATGCTAGCGTTTGAATACTTGAACAGGTTATCGGAGCATCTGAAACACCATTTTGTGTTTTGAATTGATGAGAATCATTCCAGTAAGCAGTCTTTTTATCAATGGCCAACGTTCCGTCGGAAACTAAAATACCGCCCGCTGTATTGTAACCATAGAATCTAATGTATCCACCTGAACCTGCTGTGGCAGTATCGATAGCTAAATTAGTATCGATTTTGATAGATTGTAGGTCAGCGGTTCTAGCACCAAAGTCTCCATTGGTATCTCTAAGGATAAGTTTGCTAGCCTCTACACTGGAACTTGAACCAGCAGCAGCATCAATGACGGTGTAGTCACCATCCGATGCTCCAGTTCCGCCTGTTCTTCTTAAGAAACCTGACGAACTATATTGTGTTTTCTTAACAGCACCACCGTCATTGATCACTGTGGTGAATGCCACAGCACTAACATTACCTGTGCTCAGTGTCGAATTACCCAACACAGTTTTTGTAGAGATCTGTTCAATCTTGCTGGCTAATATTCCATTGTCTTTGAGACTGATCCATCCGCTGGTAGCATTAAACTGATTAGAATCAAAACTAGCCAATCCTCTGTCTGCTTGGGTAATACCTGTAGCGTTACCTCTAGTTGAGGCAGCGGTCATATTCAATTTACTTTGGTCAATGGCCGCTGATGCGTTAATATCCGCATTTAAAATTGCGCCAGCATTGATCTGTGCATCTAGTTGATTTAATGCACTGTCAACACCTGGTCTTAGATCAAAAGTAATATCGCCAGTGATTCTAGCATTGATAGCACTGTTACCTGCACCGGTGAATGCAATAACGTCTGCTGCTTGAACATTAGTGACTGAAAACTCTTGTAAATTATTAAATGTCAAGCTTCTTAGGTTAACAGCATCCTGCGGATTAGTAGGATTAGAAAGATTAATGATCTTGTTGCTACCAAGATCCATAGCACCCTTCATAGCCAACTGTCCGTCTAGTGCCATGAATCCGCCGCTTATAGGAGGAATTAAGTTTGTGCCAACTATCGGAGAACCACCATGTGATAAACCTAATCTACGATCGATATAAGTTCTAGTAGCGTTTTCTGTTGGAACAGTATCTGTGGCATTGTCAGTCATGCCAGAGTCTGTTGAGAACTCTGAAATTGGCACACCTCGTTTAAAGCCGATACCGTCTAGGTTACTTAGAGCAATCGCCGCTGAGAACGATACTCGACCAGTTCCTTGGTCAACAGCAAAGTATGGTCCAACTCTAAAGTTACCGAATTGGTCTGTGGTTACATAGAACACACGACCGACGTCTCTTTCTTCAGTTTCGTTAGCGTCGTTTACAGCATTAACCGGTGGTCCATAAATTTCGTTTGGATAGTTAGTATCTGCATATGATCCAGTTCCGATCTCTAATAAGTCATGACCTGTTACGCGAGTTAACGAAATACGAATAGTTAGTGTTCCGTCCGCACCATCTGTTCTAATAGGCACAGCAGCTTTAATAGTATGAGAGTTTTGATAAGCGTTAATAGGATCTACTAAAGCTCTGTTTAAATTTACTCTACCATAAGGTTGACCTGTATCGGTTTCGTTTTCATAATTAGAGATTGTATATTCTTCGCCTTTGAATACAAATTTAGCACCGTCAGCTCTAGCAGTATCGCTAGGACTTAATGCAACTACCGCAAAGTTAGTATCTCCTGCTCGCCCTGTTACTTTTCCAACAGTATGGGTTCCTGATTGAATACCGCTGGTGTCAACGGCTGTGCCGCCTGGAGCTTCGGATATTCTAAATGTGTTTAACGTTAAACCTGTTGAGATAACAAAATAATTTTTGCTTAAACTGATACCAGTTGGTAAACCGCCGTTTGTGGTAAATTTTATAACATCACCGGCAACAAATCCGTGGCTCGCTCTAGTTATAACAGCCGGTGATGCGATAGTGATTGTGCAGGTTGCAGTAGTTCCACTAACATATTCTGCAGGTTGATAATATGTAAGATCGATATAATTGTAGTTTTCTCTTAGTGTAGTTTTGGTTAACCCTTCTAAGAATAGTCTATGTGTTCCTGATCCAGCTGATGGAATCGTTATTGGAGCACCGTTGTCAGTAGCTGATAATCTAAAATCAGTATTTGTTAAGCCATCTGATATAATATAATAGGTTGTTCCGACAGAATAACCAGTTGGCAGTGTTCCAGTAGTCGTAAAGCTAACTGTGAATTTTTCCAAGAATCGATGTGTTCTTCGACCGACAATTGTAAGTCCAGTGCCATTAGTTAATGTTGTTACGCTGCCTGTTGGTGATGTTGACACAGTAAATTGATTATAAGCAGGTATACTGATAATATAGTAAGTTGTTCCTGCGGTGAACCCATTGGCTGTTGAAGTAGGTATAAACTTATCACCGATTCTTAATCTATGGTTAGTGTTGGTTGTGCAGACATTTGTAGCGATCGTTGTAACAGTTGTAGTTAAAGAAACTGTTCCAGGTGAACCAGCAGTAAACCTTACACCGTATGGTTCGTTGGTTGTGTCTGTGTATTCTTCAAATTGAAGAACACGATAAACATCGTCTGATTCTGCAAGTCTTAAACCAGTTGACGGTCTAACAGCAACGTCTTGTAATCCGCCTGTTAGAATAATTTGCGAATTAGCTCTAATGGACATCTTGGTTCCATTAGATACTGATGCATATAATCCGTCAAAGTTTCCTGTGGTATCACTGGTCAAGTTTAGTCTAGCGACACCTGTAGGAAGATCGGCTGTGGTAACAGAAGTTACTGGGTATCTATAAATTAAGTTTCCGTGATCTACTTCTAGTTCGGAATTGTTTAAAGGTTCGTAATCGTAATTGGTTACGTAGATAAACAATCCACCTGTGGTGTTAGCAAAACTTGGACTTGGGTAGTAGCAGTCAACTCTTTGGGCCATATCGAAATACATGGTCGTTGGAGTTGAAACTTCTAACGGGTCTGATCCTTCTGCCACTAGAGCATAAACACCGTGTGCTGATGAACCTGCCACAGAACGAATCTGCGCACCATTTAATGAATAGTATGATGTATAGCAGTAATAGGTAAACATCGACACAGCTTCAACTAGAGCACCGTTGGTAGCAAAAATACCGTAGCCCATGTCATTGACCTGTGTAAAGTCATTACCTAGAATAGATCTATTACCAGGCATCAATATTTCAAATCTATTAGCATTAGTATTCACAAAGCCAATAGTCTGGGTCTGGATGGTTGATTTATTTGTTTGTAGTGCGGTTCTAGCAGTAACTAATGCTGCGGTGTATGAGTAAGCACTAAGATTTGGCAGTGTCTCTGACGGTGCAGATCCAACACCTCCGCTGACTGTTGCTACAAGGTTTGACATCAATGTTTCTACTGTAGCAGCTTCCGTAGCACTAGCTCCAGTTCCTGTTACTCTAGGAGTTGTAGAATATGATGTTGCTGGCGCAAGATTTTGAATAACCTGTTTGATCAGATATTTTGTATAAGTTAATGCCGCAGCAGTTTGAGATACCTGTCCAACAATTTGATTTGTTATGGCAGAACCAACACCGTCATAGTATTTTAAACCAGCATCTCTAGTTTGACTATTACCGCCATAGATCAAATCGTAGGCTACAGCTTCACAGATAAATCCTACATCGCGAGCACAGGTGATTGAATCATAGACAAACGCTGTAGTAAACGGAGCAATATTGCCTGCAATTTGAGCATTGATCCAAGCCACTGTTTCATCTTTGATGTAATCTACGTTGGCCAACAACAAGGTCTTGGCATTGGCTAAATTAGTCGATAATCCCGGTGGATTTGTTAATATTAGAGTTGGAGAATAAACCAAACCTCTATTAACAATTTTGGTAATAATTGTTGAACTATTATCAATAGTATTTTGTGAAGTGGTATCTGATACAGCAGCTCTGGCTAATTCGTGAGCGTATGTGATAGCTCTAACTGTTAAGTCTTTCTGACTATCAATGACTACTTCTGCATTAGCTAATCTATAAGTTGAACCAGATTTTCTAGCATGATAGTTTGTTTGGAAAACAACATCATACCCAACACCGTCGATGATTAATCCAACGTCTCTGTTACATATTGATTCATTATATGTGAATACTGAATAAGGCCACTGTGTAGTTTCATCAAGAACAAATGTAGCAGTAGATCCGTCTTTATTATAAACAAAGTCTCTAATATAGTTTATTCTATATACAGTATCGAGATAGATAAAGCTACATGGAAGTTGAGGATATCTATCTAAACCTGTAACTTCTAATCTAGTAGGACTTATTACACTAGTAATTTTAAATTCTAGGTTACCTGCGAAACCGTCAACGAATATACCTCCAGCGAACGTTTGAGCATCAATACTCTTGGAGAAAGATGCACATTCTTGAGCATATGGCGATTTAGCAAGAATTTGACCTTCTGGGTCAAGGACACACATGAATCCACCGTGACCTTGAGCAGTAATGGCCTGCCAACGAACAGCATCGTTAGCAAGGAATACGTCCATTTGATCATTCTCTTTAGGATAGTTAACGGAACCTGAACCATCCATAACATCTTTTAATGCAGCAAATAAATCATCAATAACATCAATTGCACCAGATTCTGCAATATAAGCAGTATCGATGACTTGATCGTAATCTGTTTGATTTCTAGTTACAGCAACGTTATTAACAACCTGTCTAGCTATAACGTTTAATCTATCGACAGCAGCTAATGTTTGTGATAGTTGAGTTGTGATAGCAATTAAACCGCTGGCGTTTTGATAATATTTTAATGCTGCTGAAATTGTTCTATTGTAGCCGCCCCACTTAAGATCGAAGATAAGGGCGTCAATGATTAATCCGGCATCTCTTTTACAGGTTCTGCTATTGTAGGTAAATGTTGTGGTAAACGGAGCAGTTCCGGCAGTGATCTGATCATCAATCCATGCTACTGTTTCTTCAGCAAGGAATTGTCTGTTTAAGGTTAATAATGCCGCAGCTAATTTATAAGCACCTTTGTTATCCACTTTTGGATAAACTGGCTGTGAACTATCTTGTAGATAGTGATAACCAAATTCTTGTGTTGCAGTAGTTAAACCGTCATTGGTTAAATCTCTGCGGAATTTCATAAAGGCCCAAGGACTTGATGATGTTCCTTGTCTTGGTCTAATGATAACTCGTCTAAATTCGTCACCGACGATAGATGTGTTTTGAGGAACTCTTAGTGGATAGTTTTCTTCATAGATACCACTTTCTACTAAAATAGTAACTTGAGTGGATCTTGCAGCATCGCCATACATGATTGGCTCGCCGAGCTCGAATGCACCGTATTTGATATCGCAATCAAATATTTCGTTACCGCCACTGTCTAATGCACCGCTATGAGATAGTATCTGTGCCAGCGCACCTGAGTTAACACCTTTTAGGAACAAACCTTCTCTAATGTCTCGACCGCGATATGCTGTCGGAGTATTAGTTAAGACATCGCCTGTGAAGTCTGTTCTGTAATTGTCCGTTCTAATTAAAAATCTTGGTAAGTCTGCTACGATAGTCGGTAATGTTGTAAAACCGGATCCCTGATCGTCGATAACAATAGAAGCTATAACACCTCCGGATACTACAGCAGTTCCGAATGCTCCTGTTCCACCACCACCGGTAATACGAACAGAAACTAATGAGTATCCTGTTCCGCCATTGGTAATTGCTACTGAGTTTACTTTATATGTAACATTGAATGTAGCACCACTACCGAAGGCACTGTCTGTTGTAGTTGTTACTCCGGTTGATCCAGGTAATGCTGTATACACACCAGTTGATACAACTCTAAATGTAACGATAGCACCTGGAGTAGTTGCTGTGGATAATACTTCGATGACTGCTGGACCGCCGCCTGAAGCAACAGTTCCTCCCGAAAGAGTTAATCGATCACCGACGTTATAGTTTACACCGTTGTTGTTTGCAGTGATAGTGTCGACACTCATTTTAACAGTAGCAGCGAATCCTGCTCCTGATAATGGAGAACTATCGATATCTGTTAATGTGCAAGTCCCGGTGCCGTTATTAAAGGTTAATAATTTTTGATACGGACCAAGTTCTTGTCTAGATTCTAATTGTATTTCTTCTGCTTTTTTAAGAGCAGCTTCTAGAGTTCTAAAGGCATATGCTAGGGCTCGACCTTGCAATGTTGGACTA